TATCAGGTTGAGTTTAGGTTAGGTGGCTTACTTTCCGAAGCCGGTGCTGGTATGCCTGGTATGCCTGAAGCTGTAGAGTGGGATATTAGGGATATATCCTATACCACTAAGAAGGAGAAAGTAACACTCCGAAAAGCTGTTTATCCATGGCAGTTGTTACAGTCAGTCCAGCCTTATGTCTGTGATATTGACTTTACCGCTACCAGCAGAAATGCTATAAGTTGGGGTGCTGGTACTATTACTTTCCAAGATGGTAGTACCCATAGTATAAACTCAGGGTCTAAGTCCAGTGTAACTACTGGTTGGCTATACTTTGACTTGGAGGATAATGTCCTACATTATACTACATCATTTGCCAATTGTTGTGCTCCTGGTTGTGGACTTGTAGCCTTTGTGGCGGCTGGTAGTGAAATTGGCACTACTTGTTTGGTATGGCCAACTAGAGGAAAAGAACCACTACTAAATGCTGATGTTATTGCCTGTATGACCTTATCAGCCCTAACTGCTAACGTAGGCAATCTATCTGCTGGTGTTATAGATGGAGTTGTTATCTATGGTGGTGGCAATAGAGAAGTAGAGATTTCAGAGAATGGTCTATTCCTAAACTTGGATGAGTCACTGAAGTTGTATGATGGTGAGGACGATTGGGCCGGAGAGTTTGACACATTTGGTGGTGATACAGTAAGGATAAGAGCTAGGGCTCCATACCTATTTAGGGTAGAGAGTGCTGAGGATGATATTGAATTATATACAGGTGGCCATGACGTTGTACCTGGTGATACTGATACAGATTTAGGATATGCTGGTACTTGGTGGGACGATGTCAATGCCAGTGATTTTATAGATAGGACTCCGTCTCCTCTAAAAGTATCTAATGCATTGGATAAGTTGAAGTCATTAGACTCTCATTTATCCACAAGAAAACGTAAAGGCCATCCTGATAAGGAGATAGAAACATTTGATAGGGAATCTTTACCATCTGAACTAATTGTTCCTGTAGCCCAAAGGGACATTGATAAGTCTGAAAGGAAATACCAAAGAGATATCCTTGTTAAATCCAAACTGATAGAAAAGATAGGTAAGCACAAGGATAGATTGTTAGTCTTATCTAATACTGGCCAGGAGAAACTTGCTAAACTTGGTAAAGGTCACCTAATAGACAAGATGAAGCAGGTTATCACTTATGAGGAAAAGGAACTAGCTAATATTACAGAACCAGTCCGTATGGTTCCTCAGCCTGGTATTTCTATAACTGCTACTATAGGGTTACTCCTATCAGCCGTCAAGGAATTATCTGATAAAGTTGAGAAACTGGAGGGAGGTTAATATGGACATTCCTAATTTAAGACAGGCAGAACCACCGAAGAGGTATCTATTAGGTAATGCAAACAACCAGTTAACCACTACTTTAACTAAACTGGAGAAAACCTTAAAGACTACTAGAACTGGAAGGCAGGCTATGCCAACCATTGAGAACATTATAAATCCGCAGGAGGTGAAACATGGGCTTCAACCTTATCAAATTCAGAGAAGAACTTAGGCGTGACCTAAAAGATACTGACCCTAGTAGCTGGCTATGGGAAGATGAGGAACTCAACCGTTGTGTTAGGAGAGCCGTAGATGATTTAAGCCGGTTCCTACCACTAGAATTGGTACATGAGATTACCTTTACCTTTGATGTTGATGATGAGGCTTTCACTTCTCCAGCTACTGCCTCAGCCACAGCTATAGTCAATGCCCAGAGCTTAACCGATAAGACACCGGGTGATGCCTTAACCATAGCAAGTCCTACCCCTGATGTACCAAGGGTATTAACTGTTACTTTGACTGATGCCAATGCCTCTATTACCGAGCTAACTGTAGTGGTTAAAGGTTATGATGAGAATGGGTTTTATGTTGAGGAGAGTTGGCATAATCCAGTAGCTGGTTCTGCTGTCCAAGGTAAACAACACTTCAAGCGTATAGTCATGGTTGAGGTCAGCAATATAAAAGGTAATGGAGCCTCTGATACTTTAAGTGTAGGTACTGGTAATGCCTATGATGCTTTGGTGTTCTTAGCCAATAAACCTATAAGACCGAAAAGCGAGACCGTGACTAATGCTGGCGGTACTGTTACCTACACCAGAGATACTGATTACTATATGGACTATAGCCGAGGGGCCATTAAATTCATCAATGGTGGTGATATGGCCGCTGGTACTGCCTACCTAGTAAGTTATGATAAATCTAGGTTAGGTATAAACATAAGCTCCCTGTTGCCGGTAGTTACTAGAATCCAACACATTGAATATCCTATGGGTGAAGTACCTCAAAAAACTGTATCCTATGAGATACTAGGTGACTTCATGTTTATAGGTAGTCCTGATGTTGGTAAATCACAAGCCGAAATGTCTGCCGGTAACCATATAGGAATCTACTATGAGAGGAAGCATATGCCACCTGGTGAGGACTCTCCTGGTAGCTATCCCAGTTTGCTTGATGAGGTAATATGTATAGGTGCTTCTGCCTATGCCTTACTATTAAAGTCCTTACAGTATGAACATGCCGCCGCCACAGAGATAGCTTTGGTGGATACAGCCTTAGATAAAATCACTACCGAAATGGCTTCTGTTGATGCCGAACTTGTCCTGGCTGGAGCTATTTGGACTGAGGAAGTGAAGCATATACTTACGGCAGCCGGTATACCAGGTATGGAATCCTACCTAGAGCTAGGTGCTGTTAAGATTCCTACTCTTAATGTAGCAGACCAGGTGGCTGAGGGTTATAGAGCCTATGCCGAAACTACCTACCTAATGGTCAGAGCTTGGGAGCAAAAGCGGGCTGATATCCTGACAGAGTCGGCTAGATACCTTGACAAAGCTGATGCTTGGGTAGCTGAAGCCGCTAGCCGTTTAGCTAATTCTGGTCAACACCTTGAAATAGCAGATAGGTACAGGGCTGAAGCTATTGAGAGGCGTAATGAGTTCCTATTCATAATGAAGGATAAGGCTGAATACCGGAGGAGAGTATCAACAGCTTCTAAGAGGCAACCGGCGTGAAGTACTTAATCAAGGTATTGTTTGAGAGCCTAGTACTTGGTATAATACTTGCATTAGCCATATACTTTATATTTAGGTACCTAGGACTTAATTAGGCAGTTAAGAGGGGAACCGGCGAAGTAATAAAAATTGCGGTTTATCCACCTCTAGCTGTAAGAGCCTCCTGGAATGGCAACAAAGGGAGGCTCTTTATTTGTTACTATTTAGTGCCTCTTGCAAATCAGTGAACTTAATCCTTAGGAATATCACCGAATAGAATTTACCATTTTTTATGAATCCACTAGCTGAGAATGGCTCCCAGCCTAAACTCAATAGCCGGTCAAGTCTGGCACTTTTCTCAAAGTATCGGCATTGTACCTTACTAACTATCCATCTGTCCATTGTTTTCACCTTCCTATTCCCATCTGGTTAGATATTTAACCTCTACTGGAGTGTGAATTGGAGCTATATCCTCTAATACCTTGAACGTATAGTCAGGTATAAAACCATCACAAAGTATCTCATCATGTACCTGTAGGTACATAGGTAAATGCTTACAGGCGATTAACCCACGCTTTAATATCTCAGCCGCTGAACCTTGAATTGGATAATTTACAGCCTTGCGATGGATACCATCAACTCGTTCCTCATCTTCAGTCGGTAACCTTATATCCCTGCCAAAGATAGTTCTAGCCCTATGGGTTATAGTTGATTGATGGTGCTGGGCATCAATCCAGTCACCTACTCCAGAGAACAGTTGGAATATATTTTGCCTCAACTGCCTAGCTCTTTCAATAGACCTTATGTGGGCAGTCTCCATTAAGGTCTCATCAGTGGCTCCATATACCAAAGCAAAATTTACATTCTTGGCAAATGCTCTTGGTATACCTAGGAAGTCAGCAGTAGTTTGGTGTATGTCTCCTCCAGTCTCATAGATATGGAGCATTTCCCTATCCTGTGACAGATAGGCTAATAACCTTAACTCAAGCTGGCTCCAATCAACATCAGTCCATACACCACTATCAGGTATTAGGATATTCCTACAATTAGGTACACCTCTCTCATTCATTAGTTTTTTACCAGGTATATTCTGCATATTCCTATCAGTGGAACTAGGTCTACCAGTAATGGCATCTAGGTGGAACCTAGTGTAGGCTCTATCATCATGTGACCATGGTCTTATATAGTGGCTAAGTAGGTAACTATTATCCCGCCACTTTAATACTATAGAGGCTAGTGGGTCGTCCATCTTTTCCAGTGTGGCTCTTGAGGATGATAAATTAGATGTCCTTCTACCATATTTACCTCTAGTAAATGGTAACCTAGTGAATATTGAATAGGCTCCACGATTAGCCAGAGTCCAAGATACCTGTTGTGGAGAGCTAGGTTTGAATCCTATATTCTCACACAGACCTGCATAATAGTTGGCATTATCATCTAACTGTTCCTCAACCTCAGCCCGCATTTCTTGGTCTATAGCTAAGCCTATATTAGACATTTCAATCATTATAGGTATAGTTTGCATTTCCACAGCCAGATAGTCCTTATCCACTTTAGGATATAATACCTCATATAGCTTGAGACAGGCTCCACTATCCTGCATACACTTTCTAGCCATAACAGACTGTGGTACTTCTAGGCATGTCTTAGCCTTATGCTCCTCTAGTATTTCCTTCATGTCATGTACTTCCATTTGGTGTGCTACACCCATTGATAGTAAGTCTGCAAACCTAAAGCATAGGAGCCTGGCTATAATACTAGAGTCTATGATATTGGTATTATCAACCTCATATTCTCTCAAGGCTGATAGGTCAAATGGTGCATTGTGTATTACCTTAGTAATGGTCGGGTCTTTAAGTACAGACCATGGTACTGCCGGTGACACCTCAGGGAATAATTGGAAGTAAAAACATAGCTTGGGTTTTAAGGCAATACTTACCCCTATAGCTATTCGTTCCTTCAGTGATATAGTCTCAACATCAATGCCTACTACTGATGGTTTAGAGTTCACAAAACAAGACCTGTAGAGTTCCTTACTAGGTTCCTCCTCACCCATATAATAGAAGTCGGCGTTAGGGTCGTGGGTAAAGTGCATTACCATCTCCTATATTCATTCAATAGTTCTTGCATCCTGTTATAGTAATGGATTCTCTTATCCCACTCTGTTTGTGGAATTTTGGTATGGTCTCCACCTTTGTATGAGGAGAAATTTTGATAATATTCTATAATAAGTTCCGCTTGAGGTTGTTTAGTTACAAGATATGGAGATAGTGCCTCAGCTACATCAACTGCTGATTGACTGGTGTAGGTTAATTGCCAAACAGGTTTGTGGTCAGTTCTATTTATAAGGGTAACATTTCCACCAAATATATTTGACATTATATCCAATGGCTTCCTATCATACATGCTTAGCCTTAGTATTGGTTGTCCCCTTTTACTTATTGTAATACAACCCTCACCATCAATTATCCCAGCAATATATGGTAAAGCTAATTCTGGAACATATTTATAATCCACTTTATCCTCCATTACAATTTACGGTACACAATGATGTCCTCATCCTCCACTACCAACTTACCCTGACTCTTAGCAATCTTAGTGAATCCATGACCTGGTGTTTTCCACTTGAACCAATCCTGTAATTCAAACCCAGCCTGCTTGCATACTTTATCAGCCCACTTAGATAGGTACAACCTCTCACCACCTTCTACTCTATCCTTAATGATATTGGTGAATGTTCCGCCTGGCCTTAGGCTAGTATAGAATAGCCGATATAGCTTTGCCATCTCCATATTATATAGGAATGTATTTAACTTGCTTATATTCCTAGGAGATTTGCTATAAGCCTTCATCCTTTCATCCTGCTCTACTAGCCAGTTGTCAGGGGCATCCTCTCGCTTTTTCCTAACTTTACGGATATCCATGGCTCCAGCATAAGGTGGTGATGTAATTATATGGTCACAAGGTATAGGTAGTATCAACCTGTTGTCTGCATGTAGTATGGTAATTAGACCTACAGCATCAGGCATTTGTTCTTCAAGGTTAGCTTTAGCCTGTAGTTCTAGCTGGTAGTATCCATCCTCAATCTCAATTAGTATTACCTTTATACCTTGGAGAGCGCCAATTAAGATAGTACCAGTACCACCAAACGGGTCTAACAGAGTATCGCCTTCCTCAGCCACATATTCAATAATAGCCTGTTGTAGGTGGAAGTTCATCTTGGCCGGATGCTTCATCACCTCCTCAGGGAAGAATAGATGTTTCCTATCATCCACGTCCCGAGGAAATAGTATCCAGCCATTCTCATCACGTTGGTATCCAGGAGCAAACTGTTTCATAGGTTAAACCTCTACTTCTGCTCCTCCGGTGTCAGGAGGCTCCAGTTCACTGGCTTCATTTTTAGCTTTCTCCTCAGCCTCTCTTTGGGCATCAGCTTCCATAACTTCCCTCTCGGCATCCTCCAAGGCATGTTGCTCCGCTTCTCTATTCAATTCCTCAGCTTTGAATAATTCCCATGATTGTCTATCCTCATCACTTGGGAACTGAATAGTAACACCATCTACCTCAAAGATAGTAGGCATTATTACCACCTTAGGTTTTCTGTTATTATTCCTTATATTGTAGAACCTTATCATCAGCCTTACCAGATTGGTGAACTCCATATCACCCATGATGAATTTGTCGCCATCTATTGTACCACGTTCAGGCATTGTGTCCTCCTTTTATTGTCTACCTATAGATTTTAACAACCGTTTGGCTGTAGCTAGCCCTAACTTCTTACCCTTTTCTCCGATTAGAGTTTCAGCCAAATCCTCAGCACTCTGATTGATAGTGTACCAAAATGTCCCATACCTATCTATCAAAGCCTTAGCTCTCTCCTCACCAATACCACCACCTTTTATAGCCATAAGATTATAGACATGAGGATTATAATTCTCAATTTGAATCCTATCCTTTATATACCTCTTTAGTGTGGTATGTTCAGCCTTCTGAGCATTTTGGTATAATGCAACCAAAGTCATAGCTGTGGCGGTATAGTCAAAGGTTTCAACTATAGTTACCCCAGCCTTATCAAGCTGGCTTTTCCATGCCTGTAATCCAGTGTAGCTTACATTGTAAACCCTGCCTGGAATCATGATGTTCTTATCTCTAGCCATTCTCCAAGTTTGTGTGGCTATCTTAAGTCCGGCTATCGGCTCACAAACACCCTCTATAAGCAGGATAGTTTCCTCCACTCCGTTATCCAACTCTCTCCTTAACTGTTCCTCCACATGGTTCATACCACCCAATATTTCATGGGTCTGTTTCCTCTCTACCTGTATCCTGTGGTTGTCATATCCAAAGAATAGATAATCAGCAAACCCATGACCATTTAATCCCATTCTAGTTACCGGCACTGATTGTTGGATTAGATGTTCAATTTCCTCAGGCTCAAAATATATCCAAGAGTATACTCATGGATGACACCTCCTCCAAACAGCAGATTGTGATATTCCTAACCTATTTGCTATAGCTGTCTGGCTTAATCCCTTAGTTCTCAATTCCAAGACCTTCTTATCTATCTCTGGTGGTATCTCATGTCTGGGTGTGGTAGATAGGTTGTTCAAGACATACCATAGTAATTCCTTCTTAACTATTACTTTATCCTGAATTTGTTGTAAAAAGAACCTAACACTCATTGATTTGGAGAAGGCTAGGTGATAGCTTGGTAACCTGGTCAATGATGTAGGCTGTTTGTACGTTATCCAAGTATATATACCAAACTCATGGAGAAAATCCGCTATTTGGTTAAGAACTGTAATATTGGATTGTGCAAAGGTTACCCTATATGATTTACCACTTAGGTAAACTACTGAGCCTTCACCATCAAAGAATCCGGCTATATAGTCCCAGCTCATGGACACTTCAACCTCCAATCCATGTTACTAATAACTTGATAACTACATATACTCCAATGCCAGTCATGGCTAGAACTAGAAATGCTCCTACTGATAGTAGGATATGTACTAGTCCTGTCATTATCCTATCAAGTATGGAATCTCTGCCATACATGGTACTCTCCTCTCGGATTAGCTTCAAATGTCATGTAACACACTCACAGCGATATACAGCGTCTATTTTAGTTAGCGTGACTAAATACATTCATAGCAGTTTTTAACGTGCTTATTTTAGCTCTCAGTCAAAGCATTTCCTAGCAACCTATGAATTAATGTATGGGTTCCACCACCTTTAACTACGACCAAGTTTTCTATCCGATTGTCATTCTTTTTGCCATTTTTATGATGTACTATTTCACCTTTTTCTAGGCATCTACCTAAATGTTGTGCCATCACTAGGCGGTGTTCAGCTATGCTGCCATTGTACGACATTTGGTAGTATGGGCTGTCCAGTCCAACTCTGCTGTAATAATATCCATTATAATTTGGGTCTCTTTTGTTAGCCATATTATCTTCCTAACATTGCTAAATACCTTTGAAAAATTTAATCCTAGACGCTATCTTTTCATAGGTAGGTGTCTCCAATAGCATACCTTCTAATGGTTTAACTTCAGCCAGGTCTACGGTGCAGGTTGGTATATTCTTTACTCCATCCCAGAAGGTATGGACTATCACATCAGCACTGTCACCAAGGGTGGAGAATCCGGCACGTTCCCTCTTACCAGTCTGTGAGTTAGCAATAGAGCCATCCCTCTGTGGCATAGGTTTATACTCATCCCTTGCATGGTGTGTCATGATTAGGTGCTTACCACTAGCCTTAGCATTGTAGATAATCCCACGCATGCGGTTGTTAGGCTCCCGATACTCAATTTGTAGTAGCTGGCTTCTTAATTGTTTGCCATCCCTACCAAGTCCATTAGCATTTAATGGTAGTTGCTTCTCCTGTAGTTCTTGTAGGTAGGAGTCACAGGTAATGCTATAGAGTAATGTGGCAGTATCAATAACGATTGAGGCTATGTTGATGTCCTTCAAATGCCTAAGGTATGAAGCCGCCCACTTGTAGAATAATTCCTTCATACCAATGACCTGCTTGCTTGGTTTTATTTCCAACTTAGATGGGTCTAATAGACCTTCCATATTGAGAGTGCCAAAGGTTAGTGGCATTGGGTAAGGCTCATACTTGATTAGCCCTTTGTTAATATCATCCTGAAACCTATACTTGGCTCTGTCATAGCCACCTATATCCATCTCCATAATCACCATCGGTTTGGGAAAGGTGAGTGCTAAGGAAGTCTTGCATGTTTTGTCTTCCCCCCAGATTCCTACTATCATTGTGCACCTCTGCTATTTAATACCTTCATGCGTTCATAGTCACTTAAATCCTGTTCTGTTAGGAACCAAGCAGACTTCCATTCCTTACTGCCTCTGGAAAGTCCTCTCGTCTTTGCTATTCTGTCCAAAGACCTCATACAAAAGCCGATAACAATATCTGCCTGTTCCTCCTTTATAGGTAGGTAATCATATATCTCAACCAGCAATTCCAGGCAGGCACCAGTTGAATATAACTCCCAGAACCACTTGCCACTATGTTTTGGGTTCTGGTGTTTATAATAATAAACCCTACCAATACCATTTACCATCTTTTGGAATTTTATAATAAAGTCTTCCTTAGTATTAGCCAGACCAACTCTTGGTTGTATTGAGTTATGGTTCTTCCTCAAGCTGATATAACCTTCTGCCGCTATTGTCCAAGCTATAGCTTCTGGATTCTGTATCACTGTTGTCTCCTTCTCCTCATTACTCGTTTACCAGCCTCAGTTTTAACTCGGTCTAGCTCCATGGTAGATAAGGTATCAACACTACGCTTACCATACCAATCCCGATAAATTTGTCTAGCCTCTCGGAGTATTTCCTCCTGGAGCCCACGACCATAATCATCGGATTGGATGAATTGACCATTTGATAGATAGCCCATTATTCTTCCTCAGACTTTTCTTCTTCTGGCTCTGGTACTACGGTGTAGCCTGTTACCAGGCCAAGCCTGAACTCAGCTACGACCTTACCACTGTACCTGCTCTCTCCATCACGAATAGATAGCATGTCGTTGCCGGTCAATACCTCTTGACTGAGGTTAGCTTTACTGATAGATATATCGGTAAATCTACCATTGGGAACCTCAACGGACTTACCATCAGTGAAATGTACCTTAATCATTAGTCTCCTCCTTGCACTAAAATACCTTTGGGGCAGTTCCTAGCTACCTCACAGTAGTTCTTACATCTGGCTCCGTCCCAACATTCATAAAGGCTACAAGGTTCGCTCCAACTACCTTGCTCCAGAGCTACTCTTAAATCTTCCTTCTTAGCCTCAAAGTAGTCAATGACCTCACCATTTGACAGTTTATTTATAGGTATCTTATACCCATTCCTCATGATACCTCTTGAATTAGCTACAGCTAAACCACCATCACGGACAGTTACCTGTAACTGCATACGAGTTACCTTAATACCCTTTTCCTCCAACATTATCCGGTAACGGTTAAGCTGTAATTCCTCATTAAATAAATCCACTTCCTGAGCCATAGCCTTGTATGTTGTCACCATTTTAGGTGAGCCAGCTTTACCCCATTTACCTGAGGTTTTATATACAGCACCACTAGGGTCTGGCATCCTGCCGGTCTCCACTAATCCTAGTGCCTTAACTACTCGGTAGCTACCCCATAATTTATAATCGGTAAGTGACCAGCCATCACCGTCTGGCTCCAATAGGTCAAATATATCACGGTCAATGTTTAAGGCTATTTCAGCAGGGAAGCCAAGAGCCTTAGCATAAGCCTCCAGGTTCTCATGGTGTTTGGTGCCTTCTATCATAAATAACCGCTTATCAGGGTTAGCCATATAAGGCTGGGTTAGCTTTAGAAATTCCTGCATGGTGCCATTAAGTAGCTGAGTGGTACTGGCTACACCATTCCATTCCCTCTCCTCAGCTATCTTCATCCTGGTTGGGAGTGTTAAGCAGGTCTCTCCCATCCTGCAATTGGTCACACATTTGAGGCAGTCCTCAACCTCAATTACTTTACCATCTGGGCATTGGAACCATTGTAGTGGCATATTATCCTCCTTAAATAAGAAATCGGGTAGTGGCTAGGACAGGACGACCTTTTAACCCCCACTTCTCCTGTCCTAGCCCTTAACCCCCACTTAATCTAGCTTTACCGTATAGATGCCAGTAGTAGCATCCTTAGTAGCCAGGCCAGCAGCCTCCAATGGTGGGATGAATGTTCCACTGATAATGCTATTGGTCAGGTCAGCATCTGCCTTAACTGCTGGGTTCTGGAATACGATGTTGTTCCAATCCTGCTGTGTTTTACCATTCAGCAGTTCCATGGCCACTCGGTGCGGAGTCTTAGTTGATGCCGCTACTGGTGGTACAGCAGGTGCCTGTGCGGCTTCAGGTGCCGGAGCTACTCCAGAATGTGGCGTTCCACCAACACCCTCAATATAGACAACTTCCCAACACTCTCTGGCTGTCTCCTCACCTTTCTGCATATCCCACATCATGTGGCCAGGAGTCATCCGCCATTCTTGTACCTTACCGATTAAGAAATCCTGGTTCTTGGCTTTCTCCTGTGGCTCCTTCTCGTCCAGACCGGCATTGATAATCTTGTCTATTGAGACACCAAGCACACCCATGTTGCTTTTTACTCGGTTGTTGTGCATTATGCCAATCTGGGCAACGGTAAGAATGTACGGCTCGGTAGAGGCAAATACCTCAAGCTCGTCAAAGTTGTATAGTACCTCTAACTTGGACTCCTGCATGTTACCACGCTTTACCATACTACCACTTATGCCTGTCAATTTGCCCTTGAAGTACCTCAGTGGTGTACGGAAGCCACCGGTTTCAAAGCCTCTTGTCTGTAGTTGTGCGAGTACCTGCTCCATTGGTACTGGTTGTTCATTTCCCTGCGTCATGTTTAGCCTCCTTCTTTTCTTTTACCAATTGTATTAAATCTTTAATACTTGGCTTGACTATTGACATTACCTTATTAAAGGCTCTAGCCGCCTTCTCTGGGTTCTTGTCCTCTACGGACACAGCAAGTCCACTTGCATGGTCTTGCATGAAGATAATGGCTTTCATTTATAACCTCCTTTTCATTTATTACCTCCAGACCTTTTTTCCTTTAGCTGTTCCAAACTTTAGCCTCGTATCTACATTATAGCACAATGGTACTTGACTGTCAAGAGTTATTATGTAAAGTTGTTATGTTAAGTACTACCAAACCTCCCATTCCAGTTCCTTAATTCGGTCTAGGTATTCATCAAGCTCGTCCCAGATATCGGTGTCCTCATCCTGTAGTTCAGTTATATCCTTAGTATTGTCTGCTATGTCCTTCAGCATACCATCAATATCAGCCAGACTGTCCCTTTCCTCATCAGTAAGTGAGGTTTTCTGTAGGTCAGCTATAGCCTTGTTGGTATCCTCAACAAACTGGTCATAATCCTCAGTATGAGTAGTTAGGTCTTTACTTACACCTTCAGCATTGTTGATGGCGGTAGTAGCATTGGTGTTAGCCGCCTCAAGGACAGAGGTATTATAGTTAATCTTAGGTATAAAAACACCTAACCCAACACCAAGTGCGACTACCATCAGGATTAACAGGATGATAACAGTTACCAACCACTTCTCTACATTCTCCATTTGGTTCACCTCCTTTCTTTAAGATTCGGATTTAATATCGTTAGGCAACACCTCCTCATAGGTATTCCTTTCTTCTAAAGGTTAAGTCACTACGATTAACAGTGACCTCAATATCCTTTAGCTTCCTCTCAGTATGCCTAGTCTTTTCAAATACCAGTCTTAGGTCTACTAACTCAGTAACTTCATCATCCTTAACCTTGTCAATATATATGATGGTATCTAACCACCTTGGCCATCTTGAGGAACCAAATATTTCATCTGCTCCATAATGGAATGTCTCACCCTCGCTATGTTCTGCTATCCTGGTATGGTGTATTAGGATAATAGCTACCTTATACTTAGACCTGAGCATATCCATCCGGTCTATGAACAAACCAACATCATAATCATCGGATAGCTTCCCAGACATGGAGCTAAAAATAGGGTCTACTACCAGTACCTTAGGTCTAGTTCTCTCTATTTCCTTTTCCAACTCGGCGTAGCCCCAACCTTTATCAATCTTCATATAGAGTTCACTACTATACCAAATGTTTTCAGTGGTGGCTTTATTACCCTGCATGTATTTTATCATCCTCTTACGGAGTGGGCCTTGAGGTATCTCGGTCTGGAATATATAGACTGGACTTGCTGTGGTCTTAAAGCCAAACCAGTCTTTACCTGTAGCTATTCTAAAGGACATGTCCAGACCTACCAACATACTTTTCCATGTCTCCTCTTTACCATATACCATCATGGTTCCTTGAGTTATTAGGATATCATGGCTAATTATGTTAGATTGGTACGGTGGAGTCCAAGCTATCAACTCATTGGGTGTTAGCCCTTTCATCCATCAACCTTTCTACCTGACTAAAATCTTTTTATCATTACCAGTTTCAATGACTCCCTTGGTTATACCATTGACATCGCAAACTACCAAACTACCAGTGGTACGAGTTTCACCGTCTAGTTTTTCCTCTCGTGGATAGGCAAAGTAGTTGTTTGGGTAATTCCTTAGTTCCCTCATTAGGATTTTAATCTCCAGCATGGTTATCCTCCTTTTATTTCTCATTCCCCCTCCCCATTAGGTGTGGGGCTAACTAATTCGGGGTTTTCGTAGATGTTGCCGATGACTTCCCACTTTTCTAAATCAGGATGAGGCCTCCAAATATTCCAATTCAACCCATCTTCACTCCATTGAATGTGAATTGTGAGTTGCCGAGTGAACAAATTAGTTAGTGTCCTCCGCTTGAGGAGTTCTACTATATCCCCTTCATAAATTTCCTTGCCGTTCTTGTCTTTGAGGCCAGTGTATTGCCCCAATGTGTTTATATCAATTATTTTATGTTGCGCATAAGCAATACCTGAGTTTTCATCATCTGGTAGAGTGAACCAATAATTAGTACCATCATAATAGTACCCACTAGCGAATAACCAAGTATTGAAACTATCAAACTCATCCCAATGTCGCTGCTTCGCCCTGAATTTAATCTCTCTCTCCATCATCTTCTCCTTTCTAGGGTATCAAAGCCCAGACATATGTCATTCCGCCTGACTTGCCGCTTTAGTTTGTAGCACCAGCCAGACTTATAAGAATAATGTTTACAATATTTACAAGAAGCTGTAATTTGTTTCATCTCCCCTCATCCTGCTCTTTTAGCATCTTAAAGGATACTGCCCAGACCCAAGGATTACTTGACCAGGGGTGCTTCTTGCCTGTTCTATCCGCTTCTGGCAGCCCTCAAAATGCTCTATAGCATCTTCTGCGGCAGCAACAACCTCTACGATGCTTGGGTCTGTGTCACTATTCACAACTCCTATCTTACGGAGTAATCTCAGGACTAATATGCCCCAGTCCTCTTGGTCTTTGGTGTGTTGGGTAGGTTTACCTAACTCAGCCTTGAGTATGGCTATAGCTTCCTCAATTTTATTCTCCTCACATAGTTTGATTATCTGCCTTGTTGTAGATAGGTTCATCCTAGTATTTCCTCCTTCTTCAGTGGTACTAACTCCCACAATTCCAAGTTAAGTAGTACATAGCATAAACCTAAATCACAAGCTGGTCTATACTCCTTACAGCCATGACAGTTAGGCAAATTATCAGAAGTGTAACGTAGCTTGAGGCGTTTAATCCACCTACTCACCGTGCTTCTATCCACCTCACCATTCAACCTTTTAACTATTATGGTTAAGGAACCTGAGATAAGTACTTCTTCTATTGGTTGTCCATACTTCTCCTCTAAATACCTCATCATTGGAGTTTTGCTAATGCCTGAGACTGGTGGCTTTATAATAGGCACAACTTTACTCCTCTTTTTAGAGGAAGGTCTAGTCTTAACCATACCTCGTTCTTTAAGTATCCGTTCTCTCGGTGTTAGGCTCATATTCTAAGTCCATACTACCACAATTGGGACACCTTTCTACAACCTCTGAGTCGTCAGTACCATGATGTCCAATGCGACACTTACCTAGTTCATCATCATTACCTTTCCAACCACAAGTATTACAGGTAACTTTTTCCACTTTAACCTCCTGGTAACCAGTACCTAAGTACCAGCATATATATAACAAATACTAAGACCCAACCAGCCAGCAATATTATTAACCACTTCATTGTTGGCTGTCCTGTATCGCCTTAGCTATCCTCCTCTGGAATATTGCTTTGTCTAGTAGGTTGGTGATGTAGCATTGGACATTAAATATCAAATCAAGGTAAATATCATTGGTCAGTACTGGTGTGTATTTTATGTCAAGGGTTATAGTCCCAGAGCTACGGTGCCTCCAGTTATCCGGCAGTCCAAATTCCTTGATTAACAACCTGGCTAGTGTTGGCTCATGCTTGCCATCCGATGAAATAGGTAAGAACTCGTATTCTAACCTTGCCACTTCGCCTCCAAGTATTACCAGCTTAAAATCCAGTTTGTCCTTTTCCATTTACTGCTCCTTTGGTTTAATTTTTGGCATTATAATTTTGGTTCTACCAGGTATTAGACCTAGCCTAACCAACTCTGCATCTGTTTGAGCCTGCCTCTTATCCCTCTCTGCTTGGTCAATTAAATATCTCGGCACAAGTCTACCATTACGGAAAACAGAGGTCTTAGCCCTTTCTCTATCTTTCCTTCTGCTCATGGTAGTCCCCCACTCAGCACCAAGGTAATAGCTATAATACCCCAAACAGCAAGGATTATAACGAAACCAAATACACACCACTTCCACATATTATACCTCCTCTGGAGCTAATATCCATTCCCAAAGTAAAGTACAGTCTTGACAGAACCAACCATGTGGCTCAAAACTAGGTGATATACAACAGGTATTGTCTGACCCACATATAGGACAGGGCATTGTAACCCCAAAGTTGTAGGCATCCACCATTATTGGGTCTGCATACCTCTCTATTATTCTAGCCACATAGACCAAGTCACCAATATCATGGGCTGACTCGGTAATTAGGCCATCAGGGTAATCTTGCTCGTCCAAATTTAGCCTCCTCAGCTATCCTCTCAGCACATATAAATAGGACTCGGTCAAGTTCCTCATCAAGGAACTCATGCCATAACTTCTTCAGGTTGTTGCTGGTAACTGCCAGTCCTAAATTCTCTAGGGATTGTACAGCCTGTTGCTCCAAGGCATTGGTATCTATTACCTCAGCTAATCCGTACATGGCTCCTCCTTCTCTACTACAGGAGGGTAAGTACGTTCTAGGTATTCCTGGAACTTAGCCTGCTCCTCTGTAAGTGGTAAACCTAGCCTCCTCATCACAGCATAAAGAGTAAACTGGTGTCCCTCAGTAGCCGCAACAAATGCTTGTCCTGACCTGCTCATAAGTTGTCCTCCTTTGGTTATATATACTATTTACTGTATAATACTATTACAGTAGTTTAATATACTAATTCCTTATAACTTTTAGCCATATGATAAAGCCTAACACAGTAACCCCGATTGATAAGGCAACTTCAACCAAGGCTATTGCTAAGTTAGGTTCATACCAGCTACCACCAAATGCCATTACCAGGAACATTATAATAAGCATTAGACCTATGGCAGTTAGGATGCTACTTGCGGCTAGGTGTAAGTACCAATTCTTTCGCATGGCCTCCTCCTTAACCTATTGATTATCCTGTTAGCTTCTAGCCTGTTAGCAGGTTTGCTATCATCCAATATATGATGCCTCATTCGTAGTAGGGTTACCCGCCTCATTTGTTTGTCGGTAGGTGGTAGGTTCCAACTACTCTCTGGCCTCACTAACATTAGTTACCTCTTATCAGGTCTATTGGCGGTATACCTAGTGGAAGGTTTCCAGGCTGTCTCGGAGTTTGTATGTTAGGTTTGAACTCCTTAGCAGTTATGGTTGCTTCACCTACGTCAAAGCTGGTGGCATAGACACAGCCACAAGCCATACAAATGTCGGTGTTGATGTGGTAGGCTGGTATCTTGGCTCCTATTAACATTTTATGTTGGGACTTTTGCTCAATGACTACACCTTGTCGGGAGTCATAATGGAAGTCCCAATCTTTGCTGGCTAACCCTCTATCCTTGAGGTCTTGAGCTAAGGTTTCCAGCAATCGTTCTTTGGAGCCACATACTGGACATTCAGGGAATTCCTTATGTATCTTCATACCTATCCTCCTAATCAATTTAATAGTATAGGCTTTTCTACTACCATAGTCACCTCCACCCAGTCTGTCTGATACCAAGACTTAGTATTGTGGCTATAGTCCTTATTCCAGTAGGAGTATACGAAGCCAATAGGTGTAGCATTTGGTTCTTGGTAAGTTGTGTTAGTAGGTGTACGCTTAGGTATTTTACCATATCGGTCTGTTAGATAAGACTTTACTTCCTCTAGTGTTCTTACCTCTTTAACCTCTACATTAAGGGTTACTGGCTCCTCCTTTAATGAATTCCTACCTGTTTCGTGTATCCTTATTTTATAGTACAATACCTATCCTCCTATTCACCACAGTTACAGGAATCACTGGCAAATATGGGATATATGGTAGAGCCAATATTAAAGTTATCCCATTGGTCGCCAGCCATATGCAACTTGCCTCCGGTATATATTTTAGTGCCGTATGGTAGAGCATCAAAGAATGTACCGTGAACATGCCAACAGGCTGAGATTGTGCGTCTTGGCTTGTGTCCAAATGGTTCCATGTACCTACTTAGGTGTGCACCACTACCGTGTGAGTCCTTTACCCGTAGTGTTACCCTGTGCCTTAGACCAGTACCACTGAGTTGTTGGTAGTTGTTAAGCCTTATGTTATTGTTAAATTCTTGGTTAGTAATATCTAAGGCTTGGTCAATATCCTTTTTAGTGCAATTGGATATTATCATTTATCCTCCTATTTAACCAGCTTTAATTGGTGGGTCATTACCTTGATAGTACCACCTTTGTAGGTTACTGGCTTACCTCGTTTGGTAGTATTCCAATCATCCCACTTAATCATAGTGGTAGTCTCCTCACTATCCTCTACCACTGAGGCATATGCTCCTAGACCTATATGCTTTACTCGTTGACCATTCTTAAACCTGACTGGCTTTTTCATCAGCCCTCCTAGTTGGTATGAGTCTGGCAGAATTTAACCCAAACTACATCGTCCTTATCTAAATACTCTAGGTAGTTGGTAGTATCGTGGAGTGCTATCCAACTGACTGGTTGTTCCTCAATTATTTCAGGTGTATCTAGTGGCATGTTAATCCTCCATTAGTATTTTACCACGGTTAGTAACAAGCTGGTTGTAATCCTCAACTACAGCATTGTCACAGTCCTTGCAACCTTTGACCTCATTGATGATAGTTGGTTCAGTAAACTCAATTTCCCCATCCAACACATCGTCAATACAGCTAGGACATAACTTAACCAATTGGTAGTATTCCATTGTCACCCTCCTATCATTGAGAACGGTATTCTCTCAAGCCTGTATTTCCAGGTAAGCTCACAGCTAGGACAGTAGTTGGCATACTTGCCCTTGACCTCTATGTTATATTGTCCTGGGTAGCCGCAGAATGGACACTCTATGGAAGGGCAAAAGTGAGCTACCTCGTTGACTGGCTCATAGCTCAGTACCTCGGGTATGAAGTCACCTATAGAGCTATGTATTATTTTACCTTCAGGTTGGTCTTCCACTTACTTTATTACCTCGTACTAGGCGAGTAAAATTGGTATGTATTCAGTAGGTCAGAAGCCTTTACCCATAGTAGACCAAAAGGTGTAGCTATTTGGTATAGCATATAGGTAGAAGTTACACCCCATCCATACTGTACCTGCTTTTTTGCGGTGATTACGGTGTGCAACCCTCCCTCAATAGGAACATATTTGGTTGAGTATGGTGTTAGTCTGCCCATAACATTACCATAGTTGCGGAAGACTACAACCTCAACCCCTATGTCCATATGCCTATTATGGTCTGGCTTGCCTGTTGTTGTGACTCTCATTTTAACTCTCCTTCCGTTTTATTTCGGAATGGATGAGTAAAGTCCTAGGCTTGGTCAGCTGACTTGACTGACTTCCTCATCCTCTCCGATAATGTTCTTGGACTTGATAATGTCCTCTAGCTGTCGCCAAGTAACCTTTATCTTACGCATTGAGGTTGCCTCCTTCCGTCTAACATTACCTATATTATGTAAAGTTATCTTTATTATAGCTCCTAGTGTTGCAGTTGTCAATAGTACAAGTGTTCTATTTACATAACACAGCTACAATATTATGTAAAGTTGGCTATCAATGTCCAGCAATTCCCGCTATTTCTCCTCCAATGTCCTCAATAGCCATACTACCTTATTACCTATTCCGAGACAAACAAAAACAGGTAGCTGGCAACTAACTACCTGTTCCTGTTATTGTGTTTTATTTGGCGGGGTTGAGCAATCCATCCTTGATGGCACGCTTTTTAACGGAGTTTTTAATTGCCCATTGGGCGGAGTTGGTCTCAGCGATGGCGAGCTTGTCTCGTTCCTCGTCGGTTGCAAACTTCTCGAACACCTCTCCGAGACTCATCCCAAACTCGTCCTTAGTCTTGCCAGCTCCACCAGCTCCACCAGCACTCTTACCCCTCACTGAAGGAACTAGCAACCCTACACCACCAGTGACTTTGACTTCCCCTTCTGGATTTATTCTGCCGTTGGGGTCTTCCCTATGGTCTATGGTGTAAGTAAACCCCTTAGCTTTTAGGGCGGCGATGTCTTTATCAAGCCCTAGTCCTTTAACTGCTGACTTGATAACTTCTCCAAACTTCTCACGCTTCCCAGCTAACGCTTCGGACTCCTTCCGTATAGCTTCAGCTTCAGCTTTATGGCGTTCAACTTTGGATTTACTGATGGCGGCGGCGGCTTCCTCAATCGCTTTGGTATCACCCTTAGCAATTGCGTCAGCCATAGCCTTCTTTAGCTCATCAAAGTTCATCTGTCACACTCCTATATTAAATTTTTAAGGTGCTAATGCTGTTGCCAATTCATCAGCATAATTTATTTTATCATATCGGATATCGTTTGTCAAGTAGTTTCCTTTACATAATGTTACCATTTTCAAAAACTCGTTGGTTAACATAACGAGCCTATAACCCAAACTACTTGACATAATGTTGCCTGTTCTAGTTAACATAATGTACCAGCCCCTGAGGACATAACACCTTTACATAACGCAACCCATCTATTAGTTGACATAACGGTGCCAACTTATTAGCTTAACATAACGGCTACTTTACATAACCTAAGGGGTAGGGGTCACCTTAACTGGAGATGGATTATCTTTTTCCTATCCCCATTCTGAGAGGCCAATTTTTTCTAAGAATCCATTTTCCTATAAACCTTAGTGGATATGGGCCGTAGGTACGATGCCCGATTTGTAATACGCCTGTATTGTAAAAGGTTCTAATCCATTCTAACTTGGTCATAACTCTTCCTATTCTGAGGAATTAAAAATCTTCAGGTTTAGCTGAACCAAAGTTCGGATAAAAACCTCTTAGTCTGCCTTAACTTAGTCCGGAACCCCATGTGTGGGTCTACCCGGATGACATGAGCTGGCTGAATTCCTAGGTATTTATATGCTGGGTTAACTATTGGGACTTCACCATAATCTGGTATCTCTGGCATGTCAGGGTGTTCAATCATGATGGTTACCTTTTTATAGCACTCCTCAGGCATACCTACATACCAAACCCTGCCACCATCATAATGGAAGAAATTAGTCAAGGTATCAATTGGCAGTAAAAGTCTACCTACATGTCTAGTTTTCATCCTAACCTCCTGTTACTCAACTGGTCAAGCATCCTTTCCACCTCATCCTGTTTAACCAGTGGATACTTCTTATTAGGGTCTCTCTTACCGGAAACTTGGTCCCAATAAATAGCAAACCTTCTTACCTCCATACAATATTTGCATTGGAAGTAACCACTCTTTCTTAGTTCCTCAGTCTGGTCAAGCTGAACCCAGTGGTGTGCTCCAGTAGGAGAGTCACATTTTACATCATCTTCTCTGCCCATGACTTAGGAACTCCTCCTAGATTTATCATATCTAAAGTTATGCCAACCATTTGCTCATTTAATCCTTGTTCTATTAACAACCGGTCTGGGTACCCAACCAGTATGTTTTGTTTCCTTTGATACAAAGCGTTGAATCTCCTTACCAGCAAAAATCTCTTTCTCCTATCCTCAGCAGATAGTATGGACTTCCTACCTCTAGCATGTGGTATAAATGGATTCTTCTTGAGAAAGTCCTTTCCCTGTTCTACCCAACAGTGTTGTCCATTCTCCCTTTCAAGGTGGAAGTACAGGTGAACATTCCACTTTCTATTTCCTTCCTCTCCTTTATTCCAAAATATAACAACTACCATAGGCTGTCCTACTTCAATATCCTGCTCGCAGTAGGCACACTTAGCCTTCTTACGGCACCACCGTATCACTACATTAGGAATTGCCAACGGCTAATCCTCTTTCCTCAGCATGCTTTTTCCGCATTAGTTCCCAATTCCTTGACCTGACTAGGTAAAGTGGGAATATAACCCCACACTCACATTCAAATAGGTTTTTATTATAAGCAGGATAATGCACAGCACAATCCAACTCCAGGCTTAACTGAGAGCCTAACTGGTCTAACTCCTCAAATTTCTTATCCTGTATGTAACTACCCCAAGTCATTTCAGTCTCCTGATTTAGTTCTCCCTATATTATATCACATGGTAGCTATTTTGTCAATATACTATATTACATAATATATCATTATTCAGTAAATTGTATATACTTGACATAATATGTAAAATGTGCTATACTATAGAGTAGGAGGTTTGTTATGACTTTGGAGACTAATGACCAGGAAACCACTCCAACCGAATCTCTCGTTAGGTCTATAGTTCCATACTATCTGGATGATACCTCAATTGGCTCCAAGAAGGTACAATATTTAGGTTATCTAATAGCCAATTTCACCGTTACTGAGGCTCTAAAGCTAACCAAAATACATCACAAGACTTTAACCAGATGGCGTGAGGACTCAACCTTTGCTGATGTGGAAGCTAAGTGTCAAGGTGAACTTAGGAAAAAACTTTCCCTTGAGATAAATGACATTGAATACACCAGAAACTTTAAGCTGGTAATGGCCAAAGACTTTAGTATCCTTTATAAGGATGCAACTGGTGGTGTGTTAACCGAGGCGGAGCAGGACTACCTAAGACTTATTAGGAAGTTCTATACACCTCAGAATTTGGTTGTTATGAAGGAATTACTTGAAGGTATTATCTCTCCAGATAAGAGGTTTGATTTCTCTAAAACTGTGGTTGAATTTAGATTAAGGCAAGTCACTATGACGGAAAGGTAACCACTATGGAATTCCTACCAGAGATTCTAAGTCTTGGTGTTGGTGGTGTCCTAGCCGTAATTATCTTCCTAATGTATCGTAGGGATATGAAAGAATGGTCCAGAAGGTTAAATGATATTAGCAAGGACTTGAATAAATCCAGGAGTGCGGAGAATCGTTCAAGAGATAGGAATACTAAGGTATTATCCGAACTATCTACACTGGTGAAGAAGTTAAATGGCAAAAGGGATTAGGGCGACTCCTAAACAGAAGTCTGCTGGTAGGAGGAATCTTCGCAAGGCACAGGTCTTACGAGTAGGAGTCCATAATCCTAGGCGTAAGGCTAAGATACCTAGTCCTCCTAAACCACCGGCTGTGAGGTTATACATATGACCACAGCAATGAAGGATTATTTTAATAGTATTATTCCCAATGATAGGAAGTTCATTGAGGAATTGTTCGTTGTGGAGAACAAGGCTAGGCAGATAGTTCCTTTTACCTATAATGATATTCAGGCTGATGTTGACTCCACGGAAACTGGTATGGATATCTGGGTCAAACCTGCTCAGGTTGGATTTAGCACCGAGAGAATAGCTAAGAGGCTCAAAGATACACTAACCTCACCTGGCACCAATACCGTGCTGGTAGCTTATTCCGATTTTATCACCGAGAGGCTACTTAACAAGGTTAATTTCTTTTATAACCACCTAGCC